GATACAGAGATACTGCACCATTAGCAACAAACGTAGCCATGATTTCACTGTTGGCCGCATTATTGATACGAGTAGAATCACTTTGGATGTCAATAAAAGAACCATTAGACTTAATGTTTAGATTACCAGTTCCTGCATCTTGGACATAACTATTAGACCCATCATGATAAATCTGTAAGTCATCACTAGCACCAAACGTAGCCTTGTCATTGTCGCCTAGCGCAATGCCACCGTTGGCTGTGATTTCGCCTGTAACCGTAAGGGTGCTTGGGTTAGTGCCAAGTTCAACAATACTACCACCGTTGTCCTCAGTAAATAGACGTTTATCAGCTACGTTGACTGCCAGTTCACCCTGTACAAGATCGCTTGCTGTTGGGACGGCAGAAGCAGTTGAACTATTTTTTGTTACAATTTTTGTTGCCATAATAATATACCTTTAGTATGTGCCGCCATCAAGCGTACCAGTAGTCATGTTGCTTGCATTTAAAGTTGAATTAGATTGTAAAGCTGAGTTTGCTAAAACTCCCTGTGCCGCTGTAGCATAGTCAGAGGAAGAAAATGCTTTAACTTGAGCAAGATTAGTTACCTCACTGTCCATCAATGCACCTGCGGCTGTGACGTTTGTAGCGTCAGTAACATCTGCACTGGCTTCAATGCCGTCTAGCTTAGTGCCGTCTGTAGCAACATCACGACCATCAAAAGTGCTGTTGGTTGTAATAGCGCCTGTCATTGCACCACCTGACTTGGGAAGTGCCGAATCAGCAGTTGTTCCTTGTGCCGCTGTAGCGTATGCACTAGACGCTGTTGTAGCCGCTGTGCCTAAACCTAAGTTAGTTCTAGCTGAACTTGCACTAGCTAAGTCGGACAGGTTGTTAGCCTTTAGAGCCGCTGATGCTAATGTGCTTGCGGCATTAGATGCACTCGTAGCGGCATTAGTAGCACTTGTAGCCGCACTGGTCGCACTGTTAGAGGCATTAGTCTCCGCTGTCTCTGCATTGGTCTCAGCGGTCTCAGCATTAGTTTTAGCTGTAGTAGCGGCTGTTGCGCTAGTAGCCGCATTGGTAGCTGATGTGCTTGCCTCAGATGCCTTAGTAGTGGCTGTGGAGGCACTTGTGCTTGCTTCCGATGCTTTAGTTGTAGCCGTGGATGCACTTGTGCTTGCTTCCGATGCTTTAGTTGTAGCTGTAGTAGCTGATGCTGAAGCACTAGTTGCGCTAGATGCGGCATTAGTCTCCGCAGTTTCCGCATTAGTTTCAGCAGTCTCTGCCGCAGTCTGAGCAGTTGATGCGGATGTTGCACTAGCCGCACTAGCTGTCGCACTGGATGCACTGGAAGTAGCACTGGATGCGGAAGCTGATGCACTTGTTGCAGAATTAGTAGCGGAAGTATTTGCTTCCGATGCCTTTGTACTTGCAGTGGATGCGCTTGTGCTTGCCTCAGATGCTTTAGTTGTAGCCGTAGATGCTGAAGCTGTAGCACTGGTTGCACTGGAAGCCGCATTTGTTTCAGCAGTCTCTGCATTTGTTTCAGCAGTCTCTGCGTTTGTTTCTGCGGTTTCTGCGGCAGTCTTAGCAGTCTCAGCCGCTGTCTTAGCTGTGGTAGCCGCTGTTGCACTAGATGCGCTAGTTGTTGCACTGGCCGCACTTGCGGTTGCAGAGGTAGCACTAGCTGTTGCGCTTGCTTCTGCGGCTATAACTGAAGCGGAAATACCTGACGCGCTAGTAGCCGCTTGTGTTGCTGACTCACTTGCGCTTACAGCACTTGCCGCTGATTCACTTGCTTTAGTAGTAGCTATCGCGGCTTGCTCTGTTACAGCGAGAATAGTAGCGTCTGTGTTGGAATCACCAGAACCACCATCGCCTCTAAATATAGCCATTAATAACTCCTACGAAAACAAACAAAAAGGAAAAAGGGAAAGGGGACTCCTAAGAATCCCCTTAAGTGTATTAGCTTATTGAACAGCTAGTACGAATCCTGCTTCAGGACGCATTACTTGACAACCGTAAAGCGTGTCAGCAGTGTATAGAGTTCCCAAGAACTCCTGCTTGTATTGAGTTTGTGAACGAACAGCTTGTTGCTCTGCAAGAACATTAGTGTCCTTGTGGATCAACTGTGCGCCACGTACACCAGACTCAAGAGTAGGTACGTTAGTAGAAACGAACACATCAACACCATACAAGTTACCAATCTTTCCAGTTTCTACGCTTTTGCCATTAACAAAGTCAGTAGAAGTGTAACGATCAATACCCATAATAGCATTACGTAGTGAAGGAGGAACAATAAAGCTACGTCCGTCCATCGGTACGTCAGCATCATCCATCTTTTGAATCAAAGAACGGAAAGCCGCGTCAGTGAAAGCATTAACGTCAGCAGTACCATCAGCATCATAAGCTTCCAATGCGCCACCAGAAGTGATCTGGAAAGCCGCGTTGTGTACCCATGAAGAACCGTCACCGTTTCCGAAAGACTTACCTAGAGTAAACAGATCATCGTCAACCTGCTTTGCTAGACCATAACCTGCATCACCAGTGTAGAACTGACGTAGAGAAGCTAGAGCCTGTACTTCGGTAATGTCCTCAATCAAACGAGAAAATTCAAAGTGCTTGTTAATGTTAATCAAAACTTCTGACTCAACAGAGTTTTGGATGGTTACTGCGGTCTCTGCGACCTTAGCGTGTGCTGAACCACGAGTAGGCTTAGGAACGTGAATGGTATCACCTTTCTTGCCTGTCATGCTCATTTTCTTTACAAGGTTAGCCAAAACAAGATTAGTCTTGTATGCGGCAATTACTTCGTCACTCCAGATTTCTGGAATGAATTTAGCGGCAGAAGTGTTATCTACTGCTCCTCCCATTGCGGGATATACTGATGTAGCCATGATAAAAGTCCTATAATAAGATTAGTTACGGACTCTCCCTTCTTGATACGCTTGCATGATTTCATCAGACAAAGACATATATCGGTCAGGATCGTCCTGCATAAGTTTAATAATGTCTGAACGCCTATAGACTTTACGAGAGGACGCTTCACCGCTTCCTTTAGCCCCACCTGTGGATGCTTTTTTCACGGCTTGTTTTCTACTCGCTTTCTCATTTACCACAGTTTGATCTACTGTTTGTTGACGTTCCTTCCAGTTAGTGAAAAGTTCATCAGCGGCTTCGTGATCATAATGTTGATCTGCCTGTATAAAAAGCTGTGTCCGAATCTTTGATCCTTTTATCCATTTAGTAAACTTATCATCTTGTAAGATGTTACCCATGTCTGGATGACGTTCTTGTAAAAGATTCTTTGCTGTTGCTTGTCTATACTGCTGAGTAACAGCTTCAGCTTGTCTAATAGAAGGATGGTTCTTAATAGCTTTATCTACTGCTTTATCTGGATCAGAGAAAAAATCTATTTCTTCTTCAGGTTGTTGATTTTGTTGCGTGGTGTCGAGTTGTGTCTGAATGTAACTGTCAACAACGTGTCGCAGTTCCCCTACTTCTGAACTCTGTCGGCCTAATAACTTCTCAGCCTCTTGATGCATCCTTACAATGTCAGCCGTACTTTTTCCTTTGTACTTCTCAGGGATTTCTTCTTCTGCTTGTTCACTTGTAAACTGTTGGGTTGCCTCTTCAGGTTCTTCAGTTTTAGTTTGTTGTTCTAGTTCATTAAGATTGGTGATTTCTTCATTATCATCATTCTCAGGACGCTCGTCTATAAGTGTAGCCATTATCAAACTCCGTGATTTCTCATTATGGAGGTGTATTGTATGTAAGGGTTCGGTCAGGAGTTTTCCTTACGCTCTTGTTGTATCCTCTGTTCGCGCTGTTTAGCCCATTTCCTTGAGGCTTTCCATGATGATCCATTGATAGGGTCAATATGAACACGAATAGGAGATACAATTTTTTTTGCAGTCTTACCACATGAAGGACAAACAATAAACTTAGTATCGGAAGACCGTAAGCTTTCAGTAGTGTGTCCTTCAGAACATTGGAAGTCAAACAATAAGGCCACTTAGGCGGCCTCTTCGTTTTCTTCAAGTTCCTCTTCATTTGCTTGCTCTTCCGCTATATCTATTTGAGCCTCTAAATTAAGTAGGTTAGCTATTATAGATAATTGACCTTTACGGAAACACAAATCTTCTAAGTCTTTAGTGACTTCTACAGAATTAATAATTACCGCGTTGTTTTTTAAATCTTCCATCAGTTGTTTCCAACCTTCTGAACGAAATACTTCTCTAAAGTTACGATAATATAATTCTAGTTTTGGGTCAGCCATACTGTTTCTCCTTTATGGACAGTAATTTAAGTTAATGTACATATCTATTATACCATGTTTTTAACTCAAAGTCAAGCTTTATTTTCTTTTTTCTTATCTTTTTTTACATTAAAGATTGTATCAAAGTTCTGGTCAAACTTCTTTTTATCCGTAGGGCGTTGTGTGCTACCTTTGCCTCCGTGTGTTTGACCATTCATTTTTTACTTTTCTTTTTAGCCGCTTGTTTTTTTCGGTAAGCTTTTGCCCCTGCTTCATCTCTCAAAGCTTGTATAGCGGCTTCAGATTGCTTCTTGGTTAGTGGCAT